GGGGCTAAAATTGTATTACAAACTGGTGATATACTAAAAGGTATTGCATCTGCAGCAAGCAGTGTTGATGTTTGGTGTAGTGTTGTAGATAGTATTAGTACATAATAATTATAGAGAGGTAACATGGCAGCAGTATTAAATGGAGTTTTATATATAGGTGATAAACCTGCATCTGAAGATGTATTTGAACATGCATCAGTAATGGATGAAAATATGTTAATAGAAGGTAATGCAGTATTAGCTGGCCCAGTAACATTTGCTGGAACAGTTACAGTTGCAGGAACATTGGTAATAGTATAATGAGTAAAATAGAAGTAAATACAATAGATGCACAATGTGGTTCAACAATCACTTTAGGTTCATCAGGTAAAACTGTAACCCTTGCAAGTGGTGCATCTCAATCAGGTTTTGGTCGTACTGGAACTGTAGATTGGTGTACAACAGCTAAAACGTCTCCATTTACTGCTGTGTCAGGTGATGGGTTTTTTGTTAATACTACAAGTGGTGCAATAACAGTCACATTACCAGCTTCACCTTCTGCAGGAGATATAATAGCTTTAAAAGATTATGCTAATACTTGGGATACTAACAATGTAACATTATGTAGAAATGGATCAAAAATTAATGGTATATGTTCAAATTCAACTTTAAGCACAGAGTCACAATCAGTAACTTTAATTTACGTTGATGGAACAAAAGGGTGGCAAGATATTCAAGATTCTACATCAAATGTAACAGGTAACGCTTTTATGGTTGCAACAGGTGGAACAATAACAACTTGTGGTAATGATAAAATTCATACTTTTACAAGTGATGCTAATTTTGTAGTATCTAAAGTTGCTTGCTGTGCAGCTAATAATCAAGTGAGTTATATTGTAATAGCAGGCGGTGGTGCAGGTTCTGCTGGACAAGGGTCAAATGCTGGTGGCGGTGGTGGAGCAGGAGGATATAGAGAAACAAAATCCCCAGCAACACCTTATACAGCTAGTCCTTTAGATGGTCAGCCAAGTGCACCTAACAGAATAACAGTAACTGCTGCAACTTTTCCAATAACAGTAGGTGGTGGTGGTGCAGCACAACCAGCAAGTGGTGGTAGAGGTGCAAATGGTTCACCATCTACTTTTTCCACAATAACTTCAGCAGGTGGTGGAGCAGGCGGTGCAGGTTCAAGCACACCAGGTCCAAGAGATGGAGCAAATGGAGGTTCAGGTGGTGGTAAAGCAGGAAGTGATGTTCCAGGAAATAATCAAGTAGCAGGTACAGGTAACACACCACCTGTAAGTCCTCCACAAGGACAACCAGGCGGAGGTGGTACATCAACTCCAGGTGTTTCAGGTGATAAAGAAGGATTTGGTGGCGGAGGTGCTACAGAAGCAGGACAAACAGGTGAGGCAGCAGCAGGAGCATCAGGTAGAGGTGGAGCTGGTGCAACATCAAGCATTGACGGAACTCCAACACAAAGAGCAGGTGGAGGTGCTGGAGGAGCAGGTTCAGGTGGTTCAACAGCTACAGCAACAGGTGGCGGTGGTACAGGTTCATTTGGAGCTTGTGTAAATAATGGAAACGCTGGAACAGCTAACACGGGTGGTGGTGGAGGTGGTGGTGCTAATGGTGCTGCCTCAAATGGTAATGCTGGTGGTTCAGGAATAGTCGTGATAAGATACAAATTTCAATAGGATAAATTATGAGTACAATTAAAGTAAACACAATTACAACAAGATCAGGATCCACTATAACACTTGGTGAATCTGGAAAAACAATTACATTAGCATGCGGTGCTAGTCAAACAGGTTTTGGTAGAACAGGTACAGTTAATTGGTGTACTACTGCTAAAACTTCACCTTTTACTTCAGAAAGTGGTAAAGGATATTTTATAAATACAAGTAGCGGAGCTGTAACTGTAACTTTACCTTCAAGCCCTAGTGCTGGTGATATAGTTTCAGTTTCAGATTATGCAAAGACTGCTGCTTGTAATGCTATTACAATAGGTAGAAATAGTTCAAAAATTGATGGTTTATGCAATGATTTACTTTTAGAAACTAATGGATTAGCTACAACTTTAGTTTATGTAGATAGCACTAAAGGTTGGAAACCAGTAAATTCAAATGAAGTAGCTAATGAATTAAAATTTGTTACTGCTACAGGAGGAACAATAACTACATCAGGTGATTTTAAAATTCATACTTTTACTTCAGATGCAACTTTTACAGTTAGTTGTGCTGGAAGTAGTGCAGGTTCTAACACAGTTGATTATTTAGTAGTTGCAGGAGCTGGAGGAGGTGGAAATGGTCTTGGTGGCGGAGGTGGTGCAGGAGGTTATAGAGAATCTTCAGGAGCAGCATCGGGTTGTTATTCTGTTTCACCATTAGGTTCAGGTGTTTCGGCTTTACCAGTTTCAGCTCAGGATTATCCTATTACTGTTGGTGCTGGAGGTGGGGCAGGAGCAGCAGGATCAAATTCAGTTTTTAGTACAATTACATCAGCAGGAGGTGGTCTTGGTGGACAAAAAAAATCAGGTGCGAATGTAGATGCAGGAGCAGGGGGATCAGGTGGTGGACAAAGATCAGCTTTTCCTTGTAGTGCAAATTCACAAACTCCAGTAGGAGGTGCAGGAAATACACCTCCAGTATCACCACCTCAAGGTAATACAGGAGGCAGAGGTTTTGATGGTAGTTGTGTAAGTTCAAATTCAGGTGGAGGAGGTGGAGCAACTGCGGTTGGATTTAATGCACAAGGCCCTAGTGGAACTCCAAAAGCTGGAGGTGGAAATGGTGGCACAGGAGCAACGTCAAGTATCAATGGAACACCAACAGGCAGAGCTGGTGGAGGTGGAGGAGGTGCAGATAATAATCCAGGAGGTGCTGGAACTCAAGGTGGAGGTGATGGTCGAACTCCAAGTTCTCCTACTACTGGTGAAGCAGGAACTGCTAACACAGGTGGTGGTGGAGGCGGAGGCGGAAGTAATCCTTCAGCAAGTGGTGGTGCAGGTGGGTCAGGAATAGTAATAATAAGATACAAATTTCAATAATTAATTAGGTAACATATGACAAGTACAATTAAAGTAAATACAATTCAAGATTCATGTGGAAGTGCACTTGTATCAAAGTGTAGTTCTACAATTACATTAGGTGCAAGTGGTAAAACGATTGCACTTGCAACAGGAGCATCACAAACAGGTTTTGGAAGAACAGGAACAGTTAACTGGTGCACGACTGCCAAGACTTCCCCTTTTACTTCAGAAAGTGGTAAGGGATATTTTGTTAATACGACAGGAGGTGCGGTTACTGTAACTTTACCTTCAAGTCCTAGTGCTGGTGATATAGTTTCAATAAAAGATTATGCAAGTACTTTTTCTTCAAATAATGTAACTATAGGTAGAGGTGGATCAAAACTTGGTGGTGAATGTCTAGATGCAACTTTAAGTACAAATGGAGATTCAATAACTTTAGTGTTTGTAGATAGTACACAAGGTTGGTTAAATATACAAACAGATGATACTGTTCAAGGTCAACAATTTGTTGCAGCAACAGGGGGAACAGTAACAACTTGTGGAAATTTTAAAATTCATACATTTACAAGTGATGGATGTTTTCAAGTAACATCTGCAGGAAATGCAGCAGGATCAAATAAAATAGAATATTTAGTTGTCGCTGGAGGTGGAAGCGGTGGTTCTGGTGGATCTGGTGGTGGTGGCGGAGGTGCTGGTGGTTATAGAGAATCAGGTGGAACTTCTGCTGGATGTTATTCAGTAAGTCCATTAGGTGCTTGTGTTTCAGGTTTAACTGCATCAACTGCAACTTTTCCAATAACAGTCGGGGCTGGAGGAGCTGCAGTAACACCTCCAGGAGCAGGTAATTCAGGTTCAGTTTCAACATTTTCAACAATATCATCTGCAGGAGGTGGAGGTGGAGCAGATGGGGGTAATAACGCCCTTACAGGTGGTTCAGGTGGTGGCGGTGGTTTTAGACCACCAGGAACACCATCACAAGGAGCTGCAGGAAATACTCCTCCAGTAAGTCCACCTCAAGGAAATCCTGGTGGTAACACAAATCCATCCACATCAAATCCAGATAGAGGAGGAGGTGGAGGTGGAGCTACGGCAGCAGGAACAACACCAAGTGGTAATTCTTCTGGTCCAGGTGGAGCAGGAGCAACATCTTCTATTAACGGAACACCAACTACAAGAGCAGGTGGAGGTGGTGGTGGTAAAGATGAAGATAGTCCAAATGGTGGTACGTCAGGTGATGGCGGATCAGGTGGAGGTGGTAGAGGAGCAAGCTCTGATGCATCTAATCCAAGAACAGTAGCAGCAGGAACTGCAAACACTGGCGGTGGCGGTGGCGGTGGAGGTGCAGGAGGTTCAGCCCCTCATCCAGCTAGTGGTGCTGGTGGTAGCGGAATTGTAATATTAAGATACAAATTTCAATAATTAATTTAACAAGAGGAGAAAAAACAATGGCACATTATGCTAAACTAGGAGCAAACAATAAAGTTATAGCGGTACACGTTGTAGCTGATAAAGATTGTCAAAATGCTGATGGTGTTGAAGATGAAGAAGTAGGTAGACAGTTTTTGGAAAGAATCCACAGCTGGCCTCTTTGGAAAAAAACATCTTATAATACACTAGGTAATAAACACAACTCAGGTGATGACTCTAAAGCATTTAGAGGTAACTATGCAGGTATAGGTATGATTTATGATGAGGACAATGATTTGTTCTTAGCAAAAAAACCTTATGCTAGTTGGGTTCTTAACACAGCAGAAGCAAGATGGCAATCACCAGTTGGTGATGCTCCAGCATTATCTGATGAAGAGAGAGATACTCATGTATATGAGTGGGACGAATCAGCTCAAAGTTGGAATAAAATCGAAAAATAATATATAAATATACCCCTTTAATATTGACTTTTTTTAATAGGAGTGTATAATATATATATGGAAAAAATAACACTATCAGAAATACCTCTGATATATGGATCTATCGATATGCCTAAAGGTTTTGATATTGATAGAGATAAAATTAAAAATGATATAATTTCATCTTTTATAGATAACAAAAGAATTACTAATAATGATAAAAGTTATTCATATGATGATTTTAATATACCATTTTCACAACCTTTACAATGGTTAAAAGATTATATTAGAGATCATATAAGATCAGAATATGGTTTTACTTTAGTTGATAAATCTCAACATGGAAATATTTATAATCCTAAAGAAAAATCTTTTATAAGACATCAAGTTGATCCTGTAGATTTACGAAACTCTCCAGACTATACATTAGTTTATGGTACATTTGTAGGCAAAGATTCTTGTGAACTTGTAATAGAGTATGATGATAATAGAAGAAAGTATAGAACTTGGCACACACCTATAAAGAATAATTATTTTTATATGTTTCCTTCTACTCAAAGATATTTTATTACAGAAAATAAATCTAAACAAATGAATGTATTATTAACTATAAATTATGAATTTATCTAATTATTACTATTATTTTCAATCAGCTATACCACCTAGAATATGTGATTTGATTGTGCAATATGGTAAAGCAGAAAAACAAAGAGAGCAACAGGCAATTACAGGTGGTCATGGTAGAGATAGAGATTTAGAAAAAAATCCATTAACAGACAATGAGATAAATGATATTAAGAAAGTAAGAAATTCTAATATTGTTTGGATGAATGATCGATGGATTTATAAAGAAATACAACCTTATATACATGAAGCAAATGAAAAAGCGGGTTGGAACTTTGAATGGGATTGGTCAGAATCTTGTCAATTTACTAAATATAAATTAAATCAATATTATGATTGGCACTGTGATTCATGGGATAAACCATATATAAGAGAAAATACATCAGCACCTGATCATGGTAAAATAAGAAAACTATCTGTAACAGTTTCATTAAGTAACCCAGAAGATTATAAAGGTGGTGAGTTAGAATTTGATTTAAGAGATCAAGGTCCTGAGAAAAAACCAAATATACATGTTTGTAAACAAATTTTACCAAAAGGATCTTTAGTAGTATTCCCCTCGTTTGTTTGGCATAGAGTCAAACCAGTAACATCAGGCACACGATATTCATTAGTAATATGGAACTTAGGGAGGCCATTTAAATAATATGATACAAGGGGGAAGTAGCACAGCTCAAAAACCAAAAGGGCATGTAGATTTTAAATCTGCATTTTATTTTCAAACACCAGTATGGGTAGCAGAAGCACCCATGTTTTTGAAAGATACAAAAGACTTAGTTCAATTTATAGGACAAAGATCATATGAATTTTTAGATTGGTCAGGTTTTAATTTAAAAGATCATAGTTTACATTTTACAGAATTTTGGGTACAAGAATTTAGTGAAAAAGGTGGTGGTCATCATTCAACTCATGCTCATTGGAATCAACATGTATCTGGATTTTATTTTTTAAAATGTAGTGAAAAAACATCTTTTCCTATATTTCATGATCCAAGACCTGGTTCAATAATGACAAAGTTACCATTAAAAAATCAAGAGCAAATATCAATGGGAACTAGCCAAGTTCATTATAAACCTAAACCAGGAACAATGATTATTTTTCCAGGTTATGTACCTCATGAATATGCAGTAGATGCAGGCATAGAACCATTTAGATTTATACATTGGAATATTAAAGCTGTTGAAACGTCAATATCAAAAGAAAGGAGTCTTAAAAATGAGCTTCCAAAAAAATAAATATTGCGTTATCAAAGAAGCTGTTCCAAAACAAATAGCAGAATTTGTTTATAATTATTTTTTAATGAAAAGACAAGTTGCAAGAACTCTTTTTGATGAAAGATATATATCACAATTTACTACAGAATTTGGTGTATGGAATGATGAGCAAGTACCTAATACATATTCTCATTATGCAGATATAGCAATGGAAACTTTATTAATTAGAACTTTACCAGTAATGGAAAAGTATACTAAATTAAAATTAAATCCAACATATTCTTATGCTAGAATTTATAAGGCAGGAGATATACTTCATAGACATAAAGACAGATTTAGTTGTGAGATATCTACTACTTTAAATCTTGGAGGAGATCCTTGGCCAATACATTTAGAACCAAAAAAAAATGTTGGTATACCTGATGGTAAAAAAATAACTACATCTAGTAATAACAAAGGTATATCTATTATTTTAAAACCTGGAGATATGTTAGTATATAGAGGAATGGAATTAGAACATTGGAGAGAAGAATTTCAAGGAGATAATTGTGCTCAAGTATTCTTACATTACAATAATCAAAAATCAAAAGATGCATATAAAAACGTCTATGATAGAAGGAAACATTTAGGATTACCAGCTTGGTTTAAAAAATAAAATAATATGGCAAAACGCAAATCCCTCATTGGCGTTAGTAATTTTGTAAAACAAACAAAGAAAAGACGACCAGGAAGACACTCAAAAAAATATAATAAAAGAATACCTAGAAGAAAAAAAAATAGAGGACAAGGAAAATAATAATGGCAACAGCATTACAACCAGGTGCATTGACACCTTCACAAACACAACAAACTAGCAGTAAAAAAGCTGTAAGTTTAATAGATAGTTTATTAAATCAGCCAACATTAGCTCAAGGCACATCTATAACACCAACGTTGCAAAATGTTCAATCTAATGAACTAATGGCAACTCCAGGTGTAACAAGAACAGTAGCTGCTCAAGCTGCACAAGCTACAGCACCAACTGCTACTGCTGCTACGGGTGCTACAGGGCAAACTGTTGCAACAGCAACACCACAAGCGGCAGCTCAATTTAATGCTGCTACAATAGGAACAGCACCTACAATGACAGCTGCACAAGGAACTGTATCAGCTCCTATGACTGCAGCAACTCAATCATTAGCTAACATAGATCCAAGAGCAACTGTTCAAGGACAATTAGAAAATATATCTTCAGATATTCAAACATCTTTACAACAAGGTACACCTTTACCTGCATTTGCTAGAGGAGCTGCTGAAGCTGCAAAAGCTACAATGCAATCTAGAGGATTAGGTTCTTCTACAATGTTAGCTGAAGCAATGGCAGAAGGTATATTAAGATCATCGATACCTATAGCACAAGCTGATGCAGAAGTTTATAAGCAAACTATATTTCAAAATTTAGCTAATAACCAACAAGCTGCTGTTATAAATGCACAAGCATATCTACAAATGGATATGGCTAATCTGTCTAATAATCAGCAAGCTAATTTACAAAATTTACAAGCTCAACAACAAACATTATTAACTGATAACGCAGCTAGAAATGCTGCATTACAATTTAATGCTACAAGTCAGAATCAAGTAAATCAATACTATGATTCTTTAAATACAAATATTCAACAACAGAATGCACAGAGAGCTGCAGCTATTTCTCAGTTTAATACTGCAGAAGAAAATAAAGTTGCTGCATTAAATGCTAAAAATGCAACAGCAATAGCTGATGCAAATGCTCAGAGACAATCAGCTATCAATCAATTTAACTCTACATTATCAGATCAAAGACAAAGATTTAATGTGGAGAATCAAAGAATAATTGATCAATCAAATACTGTTTGGAGAAGACAATTAAATACATCTAACACACAAGCTGTAAATGCTGCAAATGAAACTAATGCACAAAATTTATTAAACCTATCTAACTTTGCTTTATCATCTTTATGGCAACAATGGAGAGATGAAGCATCATGGGTTAATCAAGCATCAGAAAATGAAGCTAATAGAAATCATAACTTAGCTGTTGCTGCATTAGAAAGAACAACTGCTTTTGATTTACAAAACAGTGCACAGACATCAGCATTGTATGCTATGTTAGGTTCTTTTGGAATGAATATTTTTTCTAAATATGTAACTAAAAAATAGGAGATTAAATGGCAAGTAAAAGTAATTTATCAAAAGTTTTTGAAAATGCAACTAGAAATCTTTCCGATACAATAAGATTTAACTGGGGTATAGGTTATATGGAAGAACAAATGCCTGAAAAAACTAAAAATCCTGAATTACCTTCAAATAAACCAGGTGCAAAGGAAATAAAAAAGAAAACTAAATTAGAAAAATTAAAAGAAGCAATAGGTGAAGCGGCAGGTGAGCCAGGATCATTATATAATGCATATAAAGATCAATATGATATGGCTATGAAAGCTGGTCAAGTTAGTTTTGCAGGATCTAAATTTAGGCTAGGTGTTGCATCACCAAAAATGGCAGGTGATTCTACATTTACTCAAATTAAAGAAGCAAAAGCATCTGACTATAGAGCTAAGCATAAAGAAAGAATGAAAAAATTTTTAATAGAAAGAGCATACACAGCAAAGGCATAATATATGAAACTTACATCAGATAATACAGCACAACCAGAATTTGACCCATTTAGTGCACCAATTCCAGGTCAATCATTAACAGATGAACCAGGTAATTATCCTTGGGAACATCCACCAAAAAATACAGATCCTGAAACAATAGTTAATGATTTATTTATGAGAATGACACAACCTGAGGCATTACAAGAAATACTTGTTATGTTAGATGCAGGTGTTCCTGTTGAAGCTATAGTAAGAGTTATGGTATTTACAGGATTTGCAGAAGGTGAATTTAATCCTGATGTAGGATTTATTATCATTGAACCATTAATGGAAGCAGTTGCTACTATAGGCTTAAGAGCAGGTGTTAAAAATTTAAAGTTAAGTATATCAGATACTGGCAATAAAGATTTTAGAAAAACAATGGCTGAATTAAAATTAGCTAATGAACAAAAAGAAATGCCTATGCCTGCTAAAAAAATAGAAAATAAAAAACCTCAAGGCTTATTGGCAAAACCAGAGGAGACTGAATAATGGCTAATGGATTTTTAACACCATTTTTAACAGGTGCATTAGGAGAATATACTAGACAAGAAGCAAAAAATGATGAAATTATTGGAAACATAATTGATAATGTTTCTAATCAAGTATTAAATAAAGAAATACCAGCTGAACAAGCATTACTAAAAGATGCATTAAAATATAAAAATGAATACGAAGCAAACTATGGACCTGAGGTAGCAGGAGTTTTAGATGCTGCTGGAGTATTTAATAATCCAACAGATGCTGGAGTAGAAAATGCATTAAGAAGATTTTTTGGTACTGCTGAATATAATTTAGATGCTTTTAAAACTAAAGTAGTAAAATATAAAGAAGATAAACCTGATAACTTTGATAAGATCATAGGTGCTAGCTTTACAGAACAACAAGATATAGCGTTGACAAATAAAAAAGATTTTGTTAAAAATAATTTTAGTAACACACCTAATATAAGAGATCTAATAGTATCACCTGATAAAAAAGAAATGACGGGTGTTGCAGGATTAATGTTTGGTGATAGAGTAGATAAAAAAGAAGTTCCAGCTGCAACTTTAAGATTGTATGAAGCAACACAACCTGATACAAGCCAAGTTGTTAGCCCATTAGCTATTAAATCTGAGTTAGGTATAGAGGTTCCTAAAGAAGTAGAGCCATTCATGACTACTAAATTATTTACTGAACTAACATCAGATGGTGAAGATAGGTTTGATAAAGACATAAAAAATGCCAATGTTAAAAGAACATTAGAAACAAAATTTGGTGTTAGAAAACCAGATCCTAAATTACAAAAAACAAATCCAACTGAGTATGCAGCACAGAAAAAAGCATATGATGAGTTTAGAGCATTACCTGCAGCTGATAGAGAAAATATAATTAGAAATAATTTTGTTAAAGATTATATTAAAAATCAAGTTGCTGAAATGGCTAAAAGTGGAGTTCCAGGTGCTGCACAATATCAAACTAATCAAACAGCTACAACTATTGCAACACAAGCATTAAATAGAATAGCAGAATTACAAGCATATGAAAAGCAACAAACAGGAACTCCTGGTGGTATAGGCTATAGTGCTGATGAAGATATAGAAGCAGTTAAGGCTGAAGCAAGAAAACAATTAACAAGTTTAGGCGTAAATCCAGAAGACTATGGCATCTAATGAATCAATTAATTTTGGTAACATAGGTCCAGATACTAGTTCAATAATAACACCAAAAAGTAATTTTGGTAACTTTGATAGTATAGGTCCTAATTTTAAAACTTTCCCCATAACTGAGGAAGGTGATATTAAAATTAGAAGAACAGATACAGCTTCATTATCAACTACAGGACCAGCAGATTTTGATGGTAACAAATCTTGGTGGGATGCATTTAGTTATGGTGCTAAATTAGGTTTTACAGATACCTACAGAGGTGTCAAACAAATGGCTGGTGCAGATCTAGATAAAATGAAACTTGAACAACAAGAGTTGTATGCAAGAATGCAAGATGATGAATATGGTTTTTGGACAACAGCTGGATATTTTGGTGGTGCTATATTAGATCCTATTACTTGGATTATACCTTTTGCAAAAGCAAAAACAGTATATCAAATGGCAAAGATGGGAGCTATTAGTGGTGGGTTTTTTGGTGCTACAGGTTATGTTGATGAAGATAGTATATTAGATACTAGAACTAAACAAGCTGCAGCAGGTATACTTGGTGGTGCTATCGTTACTCCAGCAATAGGTCAAGCATCAAAACTATTTCGTAAGAAAAAATTGCCAGGTGGTGTATTGCCAGAGGGTGATGTATCAGTTAGATCTTTAAATGAAGAAGCATTAAAAGATATTAAGTTAATAGGATCAATGGGTGAAGGTCCTAGAACTATTAAAATAAGAACAGATAAAGAATTAAAAAATGTAATTGATAATGCTACACCATTAGAGTTAAGAGATATGGTGAAGAGAAAAGAAATAGCTGCATATAATCAATTAAAAGGTATTAGATTTTTTGCTAATAATTATTTAGTTAAACCATATCAAGAAAGATTAGGTAAACCTGCATTAGATTTTTTTACAGGTAAAAGAGGTCAAACAACTTTTGGTGGTAGATTAGGTTCAGCAGTTGGTGGAACAGAAGTAGCATCAGGTGTAGCGGGAGCAGCTTTAGCACCACAATATCTTGAAGATGATGCAACACTAATGAATAAATTTAGTGCAGCAGCTATAGGATTTATGTCAGCGGCAGTTGGTGTTGGGGGTATAAAACAAATTCCTGTTAAAAGAACTATGCTAAAAGGTACAGCAGCAGAATATGATAAATCTGTTTCATTTGGTGAAGTTCTTGCAAAAGGTATTAAAGATGATTATGGTTTACCAGTAGATTTAAAAGCTGCTAAAAATGCATCTAGAGGTTTTGAAAATAGATTAGCTGATAGATTTGCCCAGTTAGCTGCAAAGATAGAACCATTAAGTACAGATGAGCAAAGATTACTTTTAAATTTATTTGAAGGTGATACAACTTATGGCAAAATTCCAAAACAACTAAAATTAATAAATAAAGAATTTAGAGAAGAAGCTACTAAACTTGGTCAACTTATGGTTGATTATGGGTTAATAGCTGAAAGAACATACAAAAGAAATATTTTAACATATCTAAGACGAACATATACTTCAGATGATAAACTTGCAAAAATTGGTGATGAATTAAAACCTAGAGGTTTTCATATTCAAGTATCAAAAGATGAGTATGTAAAATTATATAGTAAAGATAAAGCATTTCAAATTGATGGTGGTAATGATAATGCTTTAGTTAAAAAGTTTCAAAAGATTAGAACAGAAGAACAGGAAAAAATTGGAACTAAAGAATACAAAAAATTATTAGAACAACTTACAAATAAAACTAAAATCAAAGGGCATAAAGGTTGGGAAATATTTTCTTTAGGACCTGGATCTGGTAAAAGATTAAGTGATGCACAAAGAAAAGAATTAGAATTTGGAGATCCGAATAGTGCAGCTTTTAAAAAAGCATTTAAAAAATTAAAATCAGATGATGCTCTAACTATAAGATGGCAACTAACTAAACAAGAAAGAATAGCTTTAGGTCAAATAGAAAATGCATCTTTAGCTATGGCTGAAACAGGTAGACTTTTATCAGGTAATTTAGGTAGAACACATTACTATGATAAAGTAGCAAAATCTACTTATGTAGTAGCTAAACCCACACGTCAACAAATTAAAAATGAAGATTTAGTAAAGATACCTGATACTATAATCGATAGAACAGCTAACAAAAAAGTTTATGGCAATTTAGCAGGTAAATATTTACCAGCAGAAATAGCAGATAATATAGTTAGAACACATAACTATGTTACAAAAAAACCTAGTGAGTTTTATAAAAGATATAGATCATTAAATCAATTATGGAAAGTTTCTAAAACTGCATTTAATCCTACTGTACATGTTAATAATACATTAAGTAATGTTATATTATACGATTTAGTAGATGGTAAAGATTTAAGAAAAAATTTATCTGCAGGACACAAAGCATTAATGGCTGCAGGTAGAAATGAAAAATCTGAACTATATACTTTAGCTAAAAATTATAATGTTTTAGATAGTGATTTAGTTACACAAGAATTAAAAGAAATAACTAAATTTTTAAAAACAGATCCTTACGCTAAAATTAAAATTACAGATGATGAGTTTAACCAAGCTACAACTGTAGCAGGTGTAATATTTAATGATATAAAAAATAGTCTTGGTGGTATAAAAACAGCTGCTGATTCTATGTTAAAATTATACAGATACGAAGATCAAGTATTTAGAATGGCTTTATTTAGAGACAGATTATTAAAAGGATTTTCTGTTGAAAAAGCTGCAGCTGATGCTAAAAGATCTTTTGTAGATTATGATATTAATGCACCATTAATTAATACTATGAGAAATAGTGTTACTCCATTCTTAGCTTATACATATAGAATTGTACCTTTACTTGGAGAAACAGCAGTATTAAGACCATGGAAGTATGCAAAGTATATGGGTCTTGGATATGGTTTAAATAAAGCTAATGGTTATTTTGCAGGTGGAGATGAAGAAGCAGAAAGAGCTGTGTTTTCAAAAGGTATAGAAGGAAATATATTTGGCTTACCAGGTTTTCCTAGTAAAAATATTAGAATGCCAATAAATATAGGTGGTCAATCTGTATACTTAGATATAACAAGATTTGTACCAGGTGGAGATGTTTTAGATATAGGGACATATTCTTATATGGAAAAAGTTCCAGGAGTTCCTGCACCATTACAACCAAGTTTTGGTATACTTGGAGATACTGTACCTGCTTTATTTGGTTATGATTTATTCTCAGGTAGAAAAATGAAAGGTCTTGGAGATACTTTAACTGATGAATGGAAAATCAGAGGTAAACAAATTATACAAAATTTAACACCTAACTTTCCCTTCTTTCCAGGATCTTATACATCTAAAGCAATTGAAAGAGCTAGAAAAGCACCTGCAGATTCGTCAGCATTTACTGCAGATAGAACAGAACTTGGTGTATTACTAAGAGGATTTGGTGTTAAATATAATGTAGCTGATATAGAAAAATTATCAGCAGGTAAAGCATTAGAGATGAATAAAAAAATTAAAGCTAACAGAGAAAAAATATCTGATTTAGCAAAAAAATTAAATAATAATTTAATATCAGAAGAAAAATTTATTAAAGATGTCAATAAAATAGAAGAAAGAATTATTAGACTAGGTGAGATTTATGGTGTTAAATTTGATACTGCAGCATCTATATTTAGAGAAGAACCTAAAGATTTTATTCCAGGATTTCTAGCACTACCAGGTGAAATAGGTATACCTGGATTCCCTGAATATGAAGATGTTAAAGAACAAACGGATAAAATATTTAGTAAAAATTAATTATGGCTAAGCAACCCAAAACAACTAGTGAACACTTAATATCCATTTACGGATATATAACAGGGTTGAAAAGAGAAGTTTCCTCAATAAAGAATAATCACCTCAAACACTTGCATCAAGATATAGAAGGATTACATACAAAGGTAGATAGAATTTTATATGCAATTCTAGGTGGTCTAGGTGCTACAATATTAACACTATTAGGACTATTTACATAATGGACAAAAGACAAATAACTGATACAATAGTAATACATTGTACACAAACTCCAAAAGATATGGATATTGATGTAGCTAAAGTTACAGAATGGCATACTCAAAGAGGATTTGATACAATAGGTTATCACTATTTAATTAAAAGAGATGGCACATTACAGACAGGTAGAGATGAAGATGTTGTAGGTGCTCATGCTGTTGCCGTTAATGGTACATCAATAGGTGTAGCATTAGTTGGTGGTGGTACAGCAGATATGGGTTGGGAGGACAATTTTACTTCTGACCAATTTAATACATTAAAAAGTATAATACTAAGATTAAAAGACAAATATAATATAGAAAAAATAATAGGTCACTATCAAGTAGAAGCATCTAAAGAATGTCCTTCATTTGATGTGCCACAATGGTTAGAAAAAAATGGCGTGGTTTAGTTTAGCAAAGATAGCATTACAAGCTGGTAGCAAGATATATGCTAATCGTCAAAAAACAAAGATGGCTATGTCTGATGCACAGTTAATGCATGCAGAAAAAATGGCTAGAGGAGAAGAGGCTTACCAAGGTAAGTTATTAGAAGCAAGGCAATCGGACTGGAAAGACGAGTTCGTTTTGCTTATACTTTCGGCTCCGATAGTTGTGCTTGCTTGGGCAGTCATAAGTGACGATCCCGAAGCAATGGACAAAGTAAAATTATTTTTTGAATACTTTTCTACTCTTCCAAGTTGGTTTACCAACCTGTGGATTTTAGTTGTAGCGAGTATTTTTGGAATAAAAGGTACACAGATTTTCCGTAACGGGAAAAAATAATGTCTAAATCAGAATACCAGGATCTCATAGCTGAGTATAAAGAGCAGATCAGAATCTTGAAGCAAGAGGTTGCTGAACTACAAGATGCTGGTAAGTCTAAAGATTCTGCTAATAAAAGAACATTACAGAAACTTGAGAATGTAACTGAAGATTTAGAAAAGGCCCAACAAGAAATAAAAAAACTTGAGGATAAAAAAGATGAAAAAGATTAAAGAAAAAATAAAAGCTGCATGGAAATGGTATGTTTCATGGCTTTTTAGCTGGCAAAATAAAAAGTAATGGCACTTAAAATCGGAGAAGACCAACCTGTACAAATGCCGATGAAGACGGTGATCAGTTTGATCATTATTGTTGCACTTGGCACGATGGGCTATTTTCAGATTGTAGAACGCCTTAACATTACTGATACTAAAATAAAGATTATGGAAAAAGATCTTGAAGAAAACACTGAGTTCAGAATAAAATGGCCTCGGGGTGAGATGGGATCTTTGCCCGCAGATAGCGAACAATTCATGATGTTGGAAGATTTGTATAAAACTACAGACAAGATTAATAAACATATTGAGTCCATGATGAATAATAGAATTAATATTGAGTTTTTACAAAAACAAATGGATAAAGTTCTTAAAGATATAGAAACTCTAAAAGATAAGAATAGAGAAATA